ACACTATTTATATTGTAAAAATAATAGATTTTCATGAAAGAAAATAAAACTTTAGTTCAAGAGGCTCTTATTCAAATGAAACAAGTTGAAGATGTCATAGCCGAAAATGCAAAAGGAATACTTGCTTCTACAATGAAGGAAGAAATCAACCAATTAGTAAAAGAATCTCTTTCCGAACAGGATGAAGAGGAGATTGATGTAGATGCAGACGTTGATACGGATGCTGATAACGATGAAATGGAAATGGATGTGGATATGGAAATGGGTTCTGATGAAGAAGACATGGATATGGACATGGATATGGACATGGATTCAGAAGAAAGTCCAATAGATTTAACTGACGCTTCTGACGAGGAAATCTTGAAAGTATTTAAAGCAATGGGTGAAGATGACGGAATCATCGTAAAAAAAGATGGTGAAAACGTTCATTTAACTGATGGCGATGCTGACGTAGAATATCTCGTTAAGCTTGGTGAGTCTGAAGAAGACGAATTAATGCAAGAAGACGATATGAATTACGACGAACAAGACGAATCTGTTGACGACGTTATCAACGCTATTTTTTCTGACAATGGTGATGTATCTGATGTTGACTCATCAGATGTTGAAGATTTTGAAGATGAAGAAGAAGTTGTTTACGAAATCACATTAGATGAAGACGACGAAATGATGGAAGATGATTCTGAAATGATGGAAGATGATTCTGAAATGATGGAAGATGATTCTGAAATGATGGAAGATGACGACATGGACGATTTAACAAATGAAACTTACAAACCTAAAGGTGTTGGAATGAACTTAAAACCAAAGAAATTTGAATTTGATAAACCTGGTAAAGGTGGATTCAATGAAAAGAAAAAAGAAGGACCTAAAACAATGGGTACTGGTAGAGCGAAATTCGATTACAAGAAAGGTGAAAATATGGGAGGTAAATCCAAAGTTGTTAAAGCAGAAACTAAAGAAGGTCAAGGATACAAAGACAAAGAAGACGAAAGATTAGCTATGAAGCATGGTAAGATTGCTTCTAAAGACCTTAAGTCTACTAAAGCTCGTAGAGATGATGCAGGTTTTGAAAAGAGAGAAACCAAAGAAGCTGCTAGAACATATGGAATGGGTTCCAAAGAAGGTAGAGGATTAAGAAAAGGTATCACTAATAACAGAAATTACAATTATGGTAATAGTGGTGTTAAAGTTGAATCTACTCAAGAAGAAGTTAGAATGTTGAGAGAAAAGAATGAAGAGTACAGAAAAGCATTGAATGTGTTTAGAGAAAAACTTAACGAAGTTGCAATCTTTAACTCAAACTTGGCTTACGCTACAAGATTGTTCACAGAACACTCAACTACTAAAAAAGAAAAATTAAACATCCTTAGAAGATTTGACGATGTTGAAACTTTAAAAGAATCTAAAAATCTTTATAAGTCAATCAAAGATGAATTGAATAAGGTAGAAACAAAATCAATAAACGAATCAGTTGGTGAAAAACTAAACAAAACAGTAACTACAGGTTCGTCTACAACATTGATTGAATCAAAAACTTATGAAAATCCACAATTCTTAAGAATGAAAGATTTGATGGGTAAAATTGGTTAAAAAATAAAAATAAAATAAACTTAAAAACAAAACAAATACTAAAATGGGAGCATTATTAGAATCAGGTCTTGTAGGTAACATCGGTCTTAAGCACCTTAAAGTTATCAAAGAAGACACAATCAACAAATGGGACAAATTAGGATTCTTAGAGGGTCTTAAAGGTCACATGAGAGAAAACGTAGCACAATTATACGAAAACCAAGCATCGTATTTAATCAACGAAGCATCATCTACATCTGATACAGGTGCATTTGAAACAGTTGTTTTCCCAATTGTAAGACGTGTATTCTCTAAATTATTAGCGAATGATATCGTATCAGTACAAGCTATGAACTTACCTATCGGTAAATTGTTCTACTTCGTACCTAACATCCAAGCGTATACTGACCCAGCTAACTTAGCTAACACAGGTATTCACTACGCACCTTATGGTTCACCAAATGCTGCGGAAGGACAAACACCAAACAGTGGTTACGACTACAACAACACTAAAGACCTTTACGATAGATTCTACGAAGGTAACGAACCAGCTTTGGACCCTCCAGGATTGTTCGATTACTCTAAAGGTCAATATTCTGCTATCAGTGCTAGTGTAGTTACTGTTAGTTGGTTGGCTGACCAATTGGTTCCTTCAGCTTATACTGAGGATAACTACAGAAAAGTGTTAATCGTTATGTCAGGTTTTGCATCTGATGGAGCAGGTAAATTAATCGGTCCTGATGGTCAACCAATGGACAACGAAGCGTTCTTATCTGATTTAACTATCTATGGTGCTGCTGGTAACGCTTTCACTTCAGGTAACACAACTAACCCTTACTTATTTAGAGTTGTAACTCAAAGATATGGTAAAGGTATCGTACAATATGGTAATAACAACGAAACGTTAGTATTCCCTAACAGTAAAACTGATGGTGGTCAATATGACAACTTATGTGATGCTGAAGGTAAAATCTACTTAGAAGTTGATTTACAAGTACCAGTTTGTATTACTTGTGGTGGTTCTATGGACGGTTATACAGGTTCAACATTTGCATCTGATACAACAGTTAACGACGCATTTACTGCTAAATACAGAATCTACAAAAACTTAGAGTTTGAAGATAGAATCGGTGAGGTATCTTTCGACCTTATGTCAGTTACAGTTTCTGTAACAGAAAGAAAATTAAGAGCTCAATGGTCACCAGAAATGGCTCAAGACGTTGCAGCATTCCACAACATCGACGCTGAAGCTGAATTAACAGCTTTATTGTCTGAGCAAGTTGCGGCTGAAATCGACCGTGAAATCTTAAGAGATTTACGTAAAGGTGCAGCTTGGAACTTACGTTGGGATTACAACGGATGGAAGCGTCTTGGTTCAAGTGCAGTTCCTTACACTCAAAAAGACTGGAATCAAACATTGATTACAGCTATCAACCAAATTTCGGCTCAAATCCACAAATCTACCTTAAGAGGTGGAGCTAACTGGATTGTTGTTTCTTCTGAAATCAGTGCTATCTTTGATGACTTGGAATACTTCCACGTATCAAACGCGGCTCCTGAGCAAGACCAATACAACATGGGTATTGAAAGAGTTGGTACATTGGCAGGTCGTTACCAAGTGTATAGAGACCCTTACTTCCCACCAAACCAAGTGTTGTTGGGTCACAAAGGTACATCTTTACTTGACACAGGTTACATCTACGCACCGTATGTACCTCTACAATTAACACCTACAATGTACAATCCATTCAACTTCACACCTATCAAAGGTATTATGACACGTTACGCTAAGAAAATGGTTAACAACCGTTTCTACGGACGTATCACAGTTGATGGAGTAAGAACATTCGACTTAAGAGAATTGAGATAATCAATATCTTACCCTATAAGAAAGGAGACAAGAAATTGTCTCCTTTTTTTGTTTTAAAAGTATTTATAACATATGAGTAATTTACGAAAATTAATTAAGGAACATTTATTATTGGAAAAAAGAATTGCTCAATTAATGTCTTCTTTTGAAGTTCAGTATTCTTTTGACGTTGATAGAAGTATTCACGCGTATGATAGAAAAACAAGGAACGATATTGAAAATTATAATGAAAAAGAAATTTCAAACTCAGAAGTAAAATACATAGTCAGTTTATCTTTGAAAGAAATTGCCGAAAAAATCGCACAGCACAATATTACTCATAATGATGCGTTTGTTGTTAAATCGGCTGAAAAAGAAATTGCAATAGCGATAATACCAAAACATGTTGAGGATAATTTTTGGAAATTGGTAATATCAACTGTATTCAGAGAATCTTATGACAACCCATTTAGAGTCGGTGAAAATCAAATAGTTATTTGGGTTGATTAAATAAAAAACAGGGTGTTGTATCTGAATCGTTCCTTCCCTGTTTTAAATAAGTCGGTTTAGACTTATCCATGTAATTAAAAACTTTGTATCTGAATCGTTTCCTTTAATTACAATACAAATATACAACTTTTTTTCGAATCTCCTATATTTATTTTAAGATTTTAGTTTATCAGTCCCCAGCCATAACAAGCTGTTGAGTATTCACGGACACAAAGGTATTGGTAACA